GTAAGATAACCTGCAGTACTAGTCTGATAAGAGTCGAGCATTGGACTGTGTCGATGCCGTTCACCGTCACCATTTAATTTCTTTAGTGCATGCTCTTTCTTATCTTTGTTAACAAGATCATTTAAAACATCCTCATAATCAGGTGACGGTATATAATCTTCTGGCTGCTCTTTAGTTAAAAAGTGGTCAAGCTCCTCCTGACCTTCTTCTTTTCTTTCTTCTCCCATTTTCTTAAATGTTCTAGCTAAAGCTTTTCGTCTTGGTGTGCAAGTTGGCTTAGACATAGGCGTACAATATCCCTCATGTTCCGGATCAACAGCTTTTTGAATCCAGTTACCATCCTCTTCATCCACCTCAGGCTCACTTACCTCATTTTCTTCAGCACCATAACTCTCATCACCTTCTGTACCATACATGTCCTCTTCGAAATCTTCATCAGCTCGATCTTTAACATCTGCCGGCAGATGTAAAATAACTACACTATCACTAATCTTATCAACCTCCCCTTTTAATGCAGCTTCAATTTCATGCTCTTTTCCGTTTAAAGCTAGATTTTTTGCTGCTATAGCGAGTGGTATATCTGGATCAATACTAAATTGAATAATATTACCGGTAACCTCAACACCGTCTTTATCAGCAAACTTCGAAACTATTTTACTAACATCTTCAGCACGATCAGCATCTTTAATTCTAATCTCGATAAACGTGGTTGGGTCTTGTGATATTATCTTATCTATTTGTTCACCAGCACTGGCAAGGTTCATATCATCAACCATACCTCCCCCTGTTGTCAAATCTATTGTTGTTTCTACTGCATCTCCTACATCTTCACCCGATCTAATATCTCTTGCGAGCTTTTGAGCAATTTTTTGAGCCTGGGCCGCGTATTTTTCTTCTCTACCTCTATTAGTGCCAGCTCCAGCTATATAGTCTGGAAGGTCCGTCTCTACCCTCGCCACGATTTCATCTATCTTACCATCAATCTTTTTTTTATTTGAATCTAGTAGTGCTAATAAACTGTTTCCTTTGTCCTTTATACCCCCCTTTTTTGCTGCAAGCATTTCGTCATGACTGATAATACCTAAATTAAATAATAGTGTTCTAATAAAGGAAATAGTGTCTAGAGTAGGTGAATTCAACCCAGCTGCAGCTATCTTTTTTCTAACACCACCGAGAGATTGATGGTATTCTCCATACTTGCGCGCTTCTGTAAGAACTTCTGCTCTGTTGATTAAATCACTAAAGTCACTAAAATTGTCGGTATAGTCGAAGGAACTCATATAATATATTTATACCTATGAAGCTGAATTATAAAGATTTTAATGAAATGACTGAAAAGGAGCTGTGTAATCTATCTGGAGTCGGAAGGACCACATCTAAACGTATTATGGGGATGCGGCCCTTTAGAAATAATAATGATTTATTTAAGGTTAGAGGATTAGGAAAGAAAACACTAAGTGGGTTCGGGATTGAAAAGCCCAAAAAGAAAAAGAAAAAGTGGTATACTATTGATGGTGTCGATTATCCGGATTTTTCTTTAGCAAAAGATAAGAGATACGGTAATATTGATTTATTTTGGAGGGTACCTAAAGAGTTTCGTGATCCTGTAGGAGAACCAACCTCGTACGAACTCCGCATGCGTCGTATAGATGAAAAAACAAGGGCTAAAGGCCCAGATGATATACGTAGTCGATATGTAGACAATTCATATATGTGGGAACCTGGGGTTAAGTTTGACTGGGAAAAATAATCTCATTGAATAATAACGTCTTTATATTAATATACGTTATGTGTGCTATTTTTGGATCATATGATAAGTCAATGTTTGAGGTGTTGTATGAAGCAAATAAACAGAGAGGTAATTTTGCTAGTAGTATAATTGGTTTAGCAAGAGATGATCAGTTTATACGAAAAAAAAGAGGTAACATAGATTTTGATAAATATACATACGAACCAACCGCTACATATTTTTTAGGTCATGTACAAGCACCTACGTCGGCTAAAAGAACGTGGGATTATCATACATCACATCCTTTTGAAACACTATCATGGTGTATTACACATAACGGTGTCTTAACTAACCACAAAAAACTTAAAAAGAAGTATTGTGGGCATTTGACAAATAGTATAGATACTGCTGTTATTGTTAACTTATTAGAATATTTTACGCAAAAAGAATATGATACAGGTAAATTAATTGTTAATCCGATTACTATTATAAAGAAAACATTAGAGCGTTTATCTGGTACGTATGCTTTAAGTATTATATTTTATGATACAAATGAAGTTTTCTTAGCAAGATCTGGTTCGATATTACATTATAACAATAAAGGTGACTATTCTACTTTAGGCGGCGACGGGTTTAAGGAACTTTCTGAAGGAGTTATAATGAAATTAAATACTAAAACTAAGAGATGGAACAAAGCTGGAACGTTTAAATCTGATTCTCCATTTTCGTTTATATGAAAACGTTTATATTTGCACCATCACAAGGTAAAAAAGAAGCAACTACCTTGTACAATACGACTGATCAATTTGTATGGATCCAAGAAAACAATACTAAATCTCTTGCAAAGTGTTATAACAAAGCTATTGACTTTGCAATTAAAGAAAATATGGATTGCCTTATTCTCGTTCATGATGATGTTATTTTAGAAAATTATTCTGAAGAAAAACTACAACCACTATTACAAAAGTTTGACGTTGTGGGGGTAGCTGGTACAACACAAGTTAAATTACAAAGTCCTGCTCTTTGGCATATAATGGGCGGTGGATTTGGATCCGGAAATCTTCATGGCGCCGTAGCACATGGCGACGAAAAAGAAAAACACATGACTGCTTTTGGTTGTTATCCAAAAAGAGTAGTATTACTTGATGGTGTATTTTTAGCTATTAGCCGTAAGGTATTTAAAAAAATTAGATTTGATGAATCTTGCCCTTCGAAATGGCATCTTTATGATTTAGACTATTCTATGCAATGTCATAAGGCTGGATTTAAACTTGGTGTAGGTGATATTTTAATTACACATCAATCACCTGGACTTAGTCAAGTGACAGAAGAATTTAAGAGAGGAAGCGAGTGGTTTCTCGATAAGTGGAAAACAAAATAAATTATAATACCATTAAAGTGTGAGCAAGCTAGACTTAGATTATTTTGAAAACGTTCTTATTTATAAGTCGTTAACAGATGGAACCTATCTTGCTTCAATTGCTGACTTTGTTCAACCTGAATACTTTAAAAATAAAGCTATAGCAAGTATTTTTGCTATAGTTAAAGACTTTTCTGAAAAACGTAATAAACTACCTACAGTAACAGAAATTAAGTCATATCTAGTTTCTGATGAACAAAAAAGTTCCTTTAAGAGGCTAGTTAACACGTTCAATGATATTGATAAAAATTTAGATAAAGAAGAACTCTACGATAATACAGAACAATTTCTCAAAGAAAAAGCTGTTTATCATACAATGCTTAATGTTGCTGAAGACGTATCAAGCGGAAAGGTTGATACATCAGATGTATTAGATAAATTTGAAAAGTCGTGTAATATTAACCTAGTAACTGACCTCGGATTAGACTTATATACCAATATTGACACTCTTATTGATGATATAAATTCGGTTGAGAGACATATTCCGAGTAAATGGGAATGGTTAGATGGTTGTTTGGATGGTGGTTTCCTTGAAGCCGGTAAATCATTATATGTTTTTGCTGGTGAAACGAATATTGGTAAGTCTATCTTTTTAGGTAATGTAGCTCATAATATTGCTAAAGAAGGTAAGAATGTACTGTTAATAACTCTCGAAATGTCAGAATTACTTTATGCGAGACGAATTTGTTCTAATGTAACGAAGGTGCCGATGAAGGAAATGGTAGGTAATACCCCAGCTATTAAGCAAGCAATTAAAGGTGAAGAGGGTAAAATTTTTATTAAAGAGTTTCCTCCCTCGACAATTACACCCGGTCAACTAAAAGGCTTTATCAAGAAGTTTCAAGAACAGGGTATTAAGCTGGATGCAATTATTTTAGACTATCTCAACTTAATGCACTCTACAATGGGTAATAATTCATATGAAAGAATTAAACATGTAACGGAGCAAGTCCGTGCTATGAGTTATTTGTTTGAATGTCCTATTATTTCTGCAACGCAATTAAATAGAGCGGGGTTTGATCAAGATAATCCTGATCTTGCTACTATATCTGAATCTATAGGTCTTGCAGCAACTGCAGATGTTATCGTATCTATCTATCAAAACGAGGAAGACAGGGAATTAGGAATTATTAGATTAGGTATGATGAAAAACAGATACGGTCCACGCGGCATGACACAAGCAATGCGAATAGATTATTCTACACTTACTATTGAAGAAGCTGATGATATTGAATTTGAAGATGACGGTGATGAAACTCTTAATGTTTTAGCTGGGCTTGCATCATAGGGAACTTTTTATAAATAATTGTGGTGAATATTCAAGTATGGACAGATACTGATTTACACGGAGCGGGGTCAGCTCTCGTATTAAAGTGGCTGTATAAAGATGCAAAGATATTTAACATTAATGATGTTTCAGAATATACTATTACAGGTAGGTTTAAGGGAGCTCTACAGACATTAGATCATTACGATAGAATTTTTATCGTTGATTTAAACTTAACACCGGAACAAATTAGGTTAGTTGATAGAGATAATGTTGTTGTTATCGATACACATAAAGACCACATTAAAAATAAACACTTATATAAAAAAGCCAAAGCTATCTTAAAGGGAGCCCCGGACCATGGTTATAGGTCAACTGTTGATTTAATTATTGATACGTTTGGAGACCATTTGTATACTTATTTAACTGATAAGCAATTGTTACTAATTGAGTATATTGGTACATATGATTGGTATAACACACAATACAAAGAGTCCCTTAAATTAAATGCTATTTATTATACTCTAAACACCCCAAAAACCGAAAAGTTTATTTCAGCATTTTCAGATGGGTTTAGAGACTTTACTGTTTATGAAAAAAATGCTATTAAATTATTTTTTAAAAAATTTAAAGACCAAATTGAAAATAATGATATATTCAAAGGTCAGATAAAGGGGTATAATGTAGTAGCAACATTTGCTAATTATGCAGTTGGTGAATTAGCTCATTTTTTAATTAAAAAGTATAATGCTGATATCGGTATAGTAGTCAACTCACAAGCTAAAGCAGTTACATTTAGAAGATCTAAAAGTTGTGATGTAGATGTAAGTATTTTAGCTAAAAATCTATGTCAAGGCGGCGGTCACGCAGCTTCAGCCGGGGGTAAATTAACAGAACAGTTTGCAACTCTAGCCAAACAATTTAAATTATGTTAATAATTAATACACCGAAAGCGCCATCTAATACTCTTATTAAAGAAGAGACTGAGCATTTATTATTATGTTTTTGTACTTTTTGTTCTTCATTAAAAGGTAAAAAATTATCTTTTCAAAATATTTTCATATTAGTCCTACAGGAAGAGAAATTAAGAAATATTCTAAAAGAACTCTTAACCATTGAAACTAACTTTGATGTAGTTAAACTATTTATAGACTTTGAACCCTCGATTACTAAATCGAAATATATTACAAAGTTCCTTAATTCGAATGCAGACATTAAATTATGATTAATGAAAAGGAAAAGTCTATCTATAATAGCTTCTTATATTCATCACGTAAAGCCAAAAACAAACCAGTAAGGTTAAGACAGAATTTTGATAATATTGAAAGCAAGGATGAAGTAGCTTTAAAGAAACTTAATTTACTGTTATCTAAATACACACATATTAACTATAATGACTTTTTTATTGCGCCATATAAGATATACGGGAAAGATAATTATTTTGATATATCGTTTTTTAACACACGGAAAGCGATAAGATGTTATTCGTTATATTGTAAAGATAGAGAAGTACAAGATCCGGATAGTGAAGAGAGTATTGATACTCTTAGAAGGTGCTTAAAATTTATTTATAATTATTGCTCAGATAAAAAGATAACCCTTACGGAATATAAAACATATATTCCGGGAACAGGGGTGGAGATTTCACGGAGAGGAGGAACTCCGGAGATATTTTGGCATTTAAAAGACCATAAAATTAATTTCTATACATTACACGCTTTTGATATGGATACAGCTGTAAAGAATAAAGATACAGCAATATTTGATTGGTTTATAAGCGATTTTACAGATCTTTATTCCAAGACTAGGGTTAAATTTATAAGTTCCAAATCACTTAAGAAAAAAGCTCGAAAAGGGCTCAAAATAATAGAACAAAAGCTGTTGAAGTTTAGATCTTAGTGGTTATAATTATGACATGAGTACGTTTAATACTTCAATGTTTCAATCGATTAAAGATGCGTTAGCTAGCTCCGAGAGTAAGGGGTCGGCTACATTTAATGAAATTATGCCTACTAAGGTAGGTAATACATACACGGTGAGGTTGTTACCTTTTTCGAAAGAACCAAGTAAGACGTTCTTTCACTACTACAACCACGGGTGGAATTCCTTCGCGACTGGTCAATATGTTCAGACTTTAAGCCCGCAAACGTTCGGTGAACGCGATCCTATCGCAGAAGAGAGATTTAAGGTCTTACGCACTGGCTCTGAAGAGGAAAAAGAGAAGATGCAGGCCATCCGACGACTTGAGAAGTGGTTGGTTAATATTTATGTTATTGACGACCCTGCTAACCCTGATAATAATGGAAAGGTGAAGATCCTTCGGTATGGTAAGCAGCTTCAAAAAATCATCACTGAAGCTATTGAAGGTGAAGATGCTGAAGAATTTGGTCCTCGTATTTTTGACCTCGGCCAAGATGGTGTTAACTTTAAGATTAAGGTTGAACAACAAGGAGATTTTCCTACTTATGTTTCTTCTAGATTCACTACTGCTGGTAAAATTGATCTTTCTGAAGATGAGCAGAAAAATATTTACGACGGGGTGTTTGATCTTTCTGAAGTCTTTACTCTTAAATCAACCGATGATCTTAAAGCTATGCTCAATGAGCATTATCATTGTAGAACAGAAGAAGAATCTACAGTTGATGTTTCAGCACCTACGCCAACAGAAGCGCCTTCTGAGCCCGAACCGGTTGTCGCTGGTAATGATACTGTAGAGGAAGATATTGACGATTTGCTTAAAGATCTTTAATATAATAAGTAGAGATAATGACACCAGAGCAAAAAGCAGGGTTAATGCAGTTAATGGGTCAAACTTACGGAGAAGCTCATAAACAGGATCAGATGATTATTGGTTCTTCTGGTAATTTACAACCCCAATCACATCAGTTAAGGAATCAATTTGAACAAGTTGCAAAAACCCCAGCAATGTCACCGCAACATATACCTGGGTCCATGCCTGGACCACCACCGCAACCGGTTGCTGAGGCTGCTGAAATTAAGCAAATTACCCCAGAACAAGCAGCACAAGAAATAGCTAGTGTAGCTACTGAATCACCTCCGGAGGGGAACCAGTTAGAATTTGATCTTTCTGAACCATCTAAGTTAGATAAGTTAATTAGCTTAACAGAGAAGCAAATTTTGCTTTTACAACAAATTAACATAAAATTAGGTAATGGAAAGACAGCTAAAGGTAACAAACAAAGGTGATTTTCTAAAATTTTTAGACGCTATTTCAAAGATAAACGATAGCGGTGTTATTCTTGATATCAAAGAAGATAAGATTACCAGCTTGGTTTCTAGTATCGATAGCACATTAATTCTATACTCAGAGTATCAGACTAAACTAGGGGTTACGGATACTTTAAATATTCCTGATGTTAAGAAACTACGAAGTGTATTAGATACAATCGAGGTTTCAGATATTAATTTACATATTAATACAAATAATATTCAATATAACGGGGATAATGTAAAGTTTAAATATCATCTATATGAAGAGGGGTTCATAAACAGGCCTAATATTAATTTAGATAAAATTAGTAAGTTTACTTCTGACGTGCAGTTTAAATTAACTCGAACAATGTTGCAAAGATTGTTTAAGGGGAGTACTTTTGCATCAGAAACTAATAAAATTTATTTTTATACTGAGAATGGTAATTTAATGGCCGAGCTTACTGATAGATCTCGTCATAATACAGATAATTTTACTATAGGCTTAGATGAAGTTGATTTTACCTTAGACCCGATACCCGTAAATCTAGATAATATTAGATTATTGTCTAGTATTAATGATGAATTTGAGGTTAAAATAAATACTGAATACGGTGTAGTAATATTTGATATTCAAGATAAAGACATTAAATTAAAATATATAATTTCTGCTTTAACTCAATGATAACCGTGAATCAGCAAAAAAAGAATAAACTAAAAACACCTGGGTACTTTATTAAAAGATTAAAAGATAATAATTTTACAACTTGGCGTATATTTGATAAATATAATACTAGAGACCCTCGAAGATGGACAGTATTAATAGACCCATTTGAGTCATCCGTTTTTGTGACATGTTTTGAGAACACCCCGTTTAAGGATGAATATCTATTCTGCTTTGATGACGGTAATCAAAATTTTAAAGGTAATTTTAGTTTAAAGACTGATTCTATAGAAGTCGTTGTTCAACGTCTTTTAAAGGCCGGTGTAGGTCAGAAGTATAATGATAGTTTTTGAATAAATAATTATATGCGTAACGATAATCAAAACTCTGCTGAAGACGATGAAGAGTTGAAAGAGATCATCGAGAGAGCTCTTAAGGAAAATATTAAAGATAGAAAAACATTTAAGAGAAAAAAAGATTTAGCGGATCGACTATCAGCTATAATAAGCGAGTATATGGATAGTTATATACTTTTAGGGTATGATTTTAATGGTAATCATTTTGATATCAAACTTGCAGCGACCCCGCAGAAAGAGGAAGCATTAAACTCGTTTCTTTTGAAGTATTTTGCAGCAGAAGTGCAGTCTATAAAAGGTATTAATCCACCAGGTTCAGATGAAATGCTGTAAAAGAGAGGTATATGCTGTACAAGCAGGAGACTACGTTGGTCAAATGTTTACAGTTGTTGAACCGGGAAAAGATTTTGTAGGTTGTCTATCATTACCGTTAGTAGAAAATATTAAAGTTCCAAGGGAGTCATTTGAAAATGGAAGGAACAATGATATAATTAAATTTGTAGAGAGGCTACCAAAAAGGGTTTATTCTGTTGTGGAGGCTCAATATAGAAAAAATGAAGACCCTGATAATAGACGGCAACAACTTAATACACCGAACGTTTCACACAGCGAAGTCGGTAGCGAAGACGACCGAGTCTACGGATTACCAAGTAAGTAACTTCCACGTGTATTTCACGCTCAACGCTGTGAGCTCCTACGTGAAACAATTTGTTCCAGATACTACTATATTTGTATGGGATGAAAAGAAAGATTATAAGCCTAATATACGTAAGAGTATATTAGAAAGGTATAAAGGTAATCGAATTAAAGACTTAACACCTCATCAAAATAATGAAGTGATTAAATCTATACTCCATTCAATGGGTATTAATTCTATTTTCCCCCGTGAGCTAGAGGCTGATGATATTGTTGCTTATATTTGTAGAGAACATGAAGGTGATAAAGTTATTATTTCTGTGGATCGTGATTTTTTACAGTTAGTTAATTCTGAGTGCACATTATATGATCCTATGCGTAAGAAATTCTTCGAAGACAATAATTTTGAAGAACAAACAGGGTTTAAAGATGTTGATGAATGGTATACAGCAAAATGTTTGATAGGTGATGCATCTGATAACGTCCCGGGTATACCGGGGTTTGGGAAAAAGACAGTTCGAAAATATCTAGAAGACCCAGGGTATATTTTAACAGAAAAAGAACGTAAGATATTTAAACGAAATGCAGATATATTTTGTTTAAAGAAGTATAAAGAACTACCAGAAGAAGAGCAGTATTATAAGGAACAATTATCGGTTGAAGTTGATGCGTGTTATAAAACATTTCTTAATTATTGTGAGGAGCATTCTTTTAAACGTATTTTAGATAAAAAGGAAGACTGGCATAATTTGTTTTTTATGAAAAGCCTCTATAATAAACTAAATGATATCGCTTCCTGAAGATTTTGTTATACTTAAGTTTTTTGAACTGGGGTTTTATCCAAAATATAACAAATTTAATAATGTTTATCAATGCAGCTGTCCTATCTGTAGAGAAGGTAAGTCATTAGGTAAGAAGCGCCGTTGTTATTATATACCCAAAAACGAGAACATATTTTGTCACAATTGTGGTTGGTCTGGGAAGCCTTTAAGATGGATTAAGGAAGTAGCAGGTAGTACGGATGAGGATATTATAAAGGAGTTAAAGGAATATGTACCTGATGTAGAAGATATAATTGTAAATAATGAAGAAACTAAACCAACTTTTAAAGTCGAGACCTTACCTAAAGATAGCATTAATTTGTCTGATAAGTTTCAGCTTGACTATTACGATAGCAACAATATTGTTAGAGCTGTTCGACATCTAATTACCGAGAGACGGTTAGATACTGCAGTAAATAAACCGGAAGCTCTATACGTATCGTTGGCGGATATGGTTCATAAGAATAGACTTGTTATACCGTTTTTTAATGAACATGATGAAATTGAATTTTATCAAACTAGGACGGTTTTAAATAAAGACAAGAAAACAAAACCCAAATATCTAGGAAAAGTAAATGCAGAAAAGACTTTGTTCAATATCGATAGAATAAGCAGTGATCATGATTGTGTTTATATTTTTGAAGGACCTGTTAATGCTTTCTTTACAAAAAACGCTGTTGCAGTCGCGGGTATTACTGAACGAGGGAGATCATTCACACAGCGCCAGGAAGAACAGTTAAATACAAGGCTTAAATTTTTTGATAAAACATGGATTCTCGATTCACAGTGGATTGATCAAGCATCCTTAGTAAAATCCGAAGTTTTACTCAAGCAAGGGGAGAGAGTGTTCATCTGGCCGGAAAAATTCGGTAAGAGGTTTAAAGATTTTAATGATATTGCAATTACGTGTAAGATAGACGAGATTAAATGGGACTTTATAGAAAAAAATACCTTCGACGGTATCGAAGGTATTGTGAGGTTGTCTGAAATTAAAAAATATCGAAATCAGACGTATTTAAATTGAGCATTACCAGTTTGTGCGAGGTAGCCTTTAAATGACTCATTTAAAGCTGCAAGTTCAGTAGCAACTCTAGCAATTTTACGCTGTTCAGAAGCTTTCATCCGATCAAAGATTGTATCGGCCTCTGCACTAGCTAAAACAGTTTGAATAGAGTCTTCCGTTGAACCGTTAAGATATTCTAGAAATACTTCAATCTCGCCAACCCATCCTTCAAGCTTAGTTCTCATAGCTGCATTGCGCTCACTTACTGCTACTGCAGCTTTTACATTTGGATCATCTTCGACCACCGTTTCGTCTACATTTACATCAACATCAAACTCTCCGGCATCAGTATCATCCTCAAGCTCAGCTTCAAAAGCTACTTCTTCTTCAGTTTGCTCGTTCAAGGATTTAAAAAAACGTCTTTCAAATTTGGTCATAAAATTATTTAGTCTCTAGCATAAATAATTACATGGATGGAGCAGAATTTCCTTATAGCGTAGGGCCTGAAGATAACCCTATTAGCTTTCATATGAATGTACAAGATCAAATAGAGATGTATAAAGACAATGAAAGACGACAAAACGCACCCCCTGTCTTACCGTTTGAGTTAGAGCAAATGAACCAGCTTCTCGGCGATACTTTTGTTTCTTTAGCTGAACTAAGAAATATGCTTTCAAAAGCAAAAGCTAATGAAAATATTGCAGATGGTGCTGTAAATCAAATTAACGATAAAATTGATAAAATTAATGAGTTGATACTTGATATTCCGTGTGATCTGGCTAAAATAGCTATATGACTGTTTTTAGATCGATTCTTATTACTGGTATTGTATCTGTATTATTTGGTTTTGCTTTTCGTAACTTTTTGGGCTTTTTTGAGGCCGCGTCGTTAGCGTTTGTTTTACAATTTGTTATATCGTTTATATATTCTTCCTTAAAGATTAATAAGGTACAAAATTTAACTAATGAATTTGAAGGAGAAGTACAACAGTTATTAGATTTAAGCGAGGTAACTATAGAATGTCCATGTGGTAATTATAGTTTTACCGAAAATGTTTTTATAAACATAGAAAATACGTATGTATGTGAGAAGTGTAACAATGAGTTTAGACTCAAGGTATCAGTTTCTCCAACATTACTCACACACCCGGTTGATATTGAACAACCTATAACAAGTTTAACTGATGATGAGGTTAAAATAACCTCAGATTATGAACAAGGAACGGAACTATAATATAATATAATAAATTAATGAAAAAATATAAATTTGAATTAAAAGATGGTACAAAAAAAACTATGAAATTTGATGAAATGGTTCGTTGGGCCTGTTTAATAGAAGCGCTTGATGTTGTATGTGGTAAAGAAGGTATCGATATTGAGAGTGATAAGTGGATTAAACCGTTAGCTTTTCAAAAGTATATTGATGAGAGGTTTCATTCAATGAAACATGATCTTAAAGTTGAAGCTGCTATGGGTAATATTTAATTACGTAATTCCTAGCTCTTTTTTAACGTCGTCAATAAATTTATTAGGTATTTTTTCCTTAAATATTTTAATAACTTCATTAGTGTTTCTTCCTACCTCATTAAATCCTATCATATAGTTTCTAAATCTATCTTGTAATAGAGGTGTAAATTTTGTTCCTCCCGGGCGACTAAATCTATGTAACCATCTTAAAAATGGCAAACATAATGTCTTTTTACCAGCGTTTCTATATTTACAGTGAATATACCCTTCTTCACCACCAAAACCTCTAAAATTTTTATTAAAGCCTAACCAGCTATTTCGACGACATGTAAACAGTCCCATACCTTGTGCTGGTATTTCGAACGGTTCACTATCTCTATCCTTACCTCTCTTGTCAAAAGACCATTCACCCCACATATCACTACCCCATTTTGATAAATCAAAATGTGTGCTTATATTTGTAAGATCATCATGCAGAAGAGGGCCCTGTAATAGGTTACCTTCATCTTTACCAGCATCATAAAAATCTAACAATTGCTTTAAGGCTCCTGGTTCTAATAGAACATGGCAATCTAATACTAATACATATTCTGTTTCAGCTAGATCAAATATCTTACCTTTTAAAAACGGGGAATTGTATTTGGAGAATTCCAAATATGTTATAGGTTCACTAATATGTTGCGTTAACTTAGAAACTTCTTCACCGTGACATGAAGCAGGGTTATTATTAATGATAATAAATTCTATTCTATCTAGAATATCAGGATTACATAATCGGATAGATTGTAAGGTAAAATAAACACCGTCATAATCATCATATACACAAGTACCTATGGTGATCTTTTTCACTCACCATTAATTATTAGTAATGAAGCATATTGCAATCTTCCCTATCTGGAGGACATATTGTTGTTGTAACAGAAGCGCTTGCTAATATTTGATTATCATCTATAAGTTGTGTATCATCTATAAGTTGTGTATCATCATCATCATCAAAATTATATGGTGTTGGAAATTTTTTAGTTATATTAGTATTAAAGTTTATATGCGAGTAAAAAGGTACCTGCAACGCGTTCGATGGAGAAGGGAAGATTTTATTTGGAGGGTCATTTCCTTGTTGTTCTATATCAATTCTATTCATGATATCATCTTGTCTTTCCTCTTCCTCCATTTCAGGATCTCCACGGGGTGGCACTGGTGGTTTTCTACAAAGAGCTGGTATATACGGCATCGGTGGCGGTGGAGGCGGCCACTCCGGTGGTGGCCAATCCGGCGGTGGCCACTCCGGCGGTGGCCATCCGTCCCCCGCAGGGTTAGGACGGAACGGGTCACGTCCATCGGGTCCGTCACCGGTGAGAGGCCGGAGAGGAGGGTCTCCGTATATATTCAGCTTAGACGGGCCGTCTATTTCTTCGATAGTAATGTTTTCTTTTAACAGGTCTGTCCATGTATACAGCTTATTAGATATGTCTATTGGTCTACCGGTCGAAGAGTCAATCAGTTCAATAGTTCTTTTTTCCCCAATGCCGCCACCTCCACCGCCGCCACCTCCACCGCTGCCACCGTTTATATTCAGCTTAGACGGGTCGTCTTCGTTGATAGTAATGTTTTCTTTTAACAGGTCTGTCCATGTATACAGCTTATTAGATATGTCTATTGGTCTACCGGTCGAAGAGTCAATCGGTTCAATAATAATTTTTTCTTGTAACGTATCTGACCATATATTCAGCTTAGACGGGTCGTCTTCGTCGATAGTAATGTTTTCTTTTAACAGGTCTGCCCATGTATACAGCTTATTAGATATGTCTATCGGTTCAATAGTAATTTTTTCTTGTAACGTATCTATAGGCGTAAAGACAGCATTAGTTACCGTGTAACCTGTACTACTCCCCAGAACCGCCTCATCGGCCGCGGCAATCAGCTGATTTAAAATCTGAGTACTGTTCCTACCTCCGGTCATTGGACCGTTGTCCGCATAATGAGCCGTTCCTGCTAGAATTGCCTCGTTATTAATCACGATAAACCACGGGCTACTCGAATCATGTGTTTCTAAGCTTTCCGTCCATCCTTGACTAACAAGGCCGTTGAGATTAGTCGAGATGTGGAGGTGCTCGGCGTCGAGGGGAGACGGGACCTCCGGGAACCGGAGGGCTCCTCCGGTAACCCCATCTCCAATGTATAAATTACTTAGTCTACTAATTATCCCTTTTTCTTCTTGATCCGTGCCCCATACCAACCCGCTTGTTACGGTCCACCGCCACCCGGGACTAGGTTCCAATCTCCCGACTACACCAGGTGACCAGCCGCCCTCGTCGCCGGGAACGCGCACTAACTCGCTAGGAGGAGCTAATGAAGGTAAGTCCTCTGGTAAGACTTTTAAAACCTCTATATTACTAGGCAAATCTTCATCCAACACACTTATATTCCAATCCCCAGCGGTTGGGTTGTCCCTTGCACCAATTATTGTTCTTTTCTCTATCGTGCCATCTTTTGCTACAAAGTATATTTCAGTTCCAACTTCTGGATGCTCGAGATGTCTTGCGATTAATACATGTCTCCGGGTGATCGCTACTCCTTGAAAGTATCTCTTCCGGGCTGGTTGGGATGGCCAATATACAAGAGGGCTAATTCCAGTTATACCTTTAAGATCACTTCCCCAAAAACTAGGATTTCTTTCTAACCGAGGAGATTGTGGATCCATAGGACCGTTATAACGAATAAACATGTCAATGGTCTCACTTGACGGGGTAAGACCAGATACTAAAGCTTGAATTTCTTTAGTACTTTGTGAGGTAATTGAATTCTCTGAGGTGAGACTCGGAGCAGGGTTGACGGTCTCACCGGAGGCTAGCTCTGCGGCAGCAGCTGCCTCCTCTAGTAAGCGCCTCGCTTCGACATCCGCTTCGAGGGCCGCGGCCCGTCTAGCCGCTAATAATCGCTGTCGTGTTTCTTCCCATGTCTCCGTCGGTTCAACTACTTCTGGTTCAACTACTTCTGGTTCGATGATTGTCTGTCTTCGCCCGCGGGAACCTACCACCTCTTTTGTGTCTATTACAGGATCAGTATTAATAGTAACAAGACTGCTACCTTTATATTCTGTTACCGTATCAATGCTACTAACTGTACCGTCGGAAGGATTGAGCTTACTAGGTCTAACAATTATTATGTCATTACCTTCGGATAATTTTGAATTATCCTGTATATAACTTTCTACGGTTCTTGTACTGTCTGGCTTAACAACTACTACTATTCTTCCTTCTGACCCTGTAAGGTTTGTTTTAAATATAGCAGCATCAGGTATTTCAATATTATTACTTTCACCTAGCTTTCTGCTTGGTAAAATTACATCTGCTTTATTTACTGAAAGCAGTGTGTCTCTACCTTCTAGAGTATTATTAGAAACGATATTTTGTGAAATACCCTCTAATACGCCTTTACCACTCGTTCCATAAATTTCATCTAAGTTGCTACTGATACCAAGCGCGTGTAATGTATATAGGTCATTCTGATCATTGGTTAGTAACGTACCGGTAACTAGAATTGCTGAATCACCAGTTCCTTCATTATAAGTGCCAGTAATACTATTATCTAATATTTGCACATTGTTACTCGTCCCGCATAATATTCCACAGCCCAAACCAATCATCTTTTGGTCAAATTTCGAAAGGCTTTGAAAATCTTCTCTCTTACTTTCTGATTGTATAATACTATTGTTTGAAATAACAGTATCCCACGTTTTAAAAGTCTGGACACCGTAGCGATGAACATTTAATATAGAATTATTTCTTATATTAAACGTGCTACTATTATCGCTTATAAGAATACCATCTCTAACATCACTTATCTCGTTGCTATTTACTAAAACATTTGTAACACCGCCTCTATTAGCAATACCAGCGTTCCAAATATTACTACCTCTAGAAATATTATTATTTGATACCAGAGCACCATTAACACCGTAGTTTATTGATAAACCTGCTCTAAACCCGTCGGCTTTATCTGTTGCAAATGCATCTACTTTATTATCTGTAATAGTAATATTATTTGTATTACTACCGGTGATATATATACCAGAACGACCAATATTAGATAGTTCATTACTAGTAATACTACTATTAGTAACGCCGTTTAATTTTATACCATCACCCAATGAAGTAATATTACTAGTAGTGTTAGCTATTATATTTTCAGAAATATTTAACCCATCCACTACTGTTGCGTAGATAGCAGTGTTTGGTGTGTTAAGAAAGGTACAATTAGTAATAGTAACATTCTGTATAGGCCCACATCCACTATTTAAAACAGTTAATTTCTCATCTATTAATGGCGTGGCGTTTAAACTACTATAACCTAATATTGTTACCGGTGAATATTTCTCTAACCCCGGGGTGCCAACAGTATTAAACGTTATATCTGTAATAAGGATATTAGAAGGAGCTTCTGTAGAGGATCTATACGGTCTATCTACTAATATACCAGCCCCGGTAGAAATTGTCCTGGTTTTTGCTATCGTAAACCCACTTAATTCAATATTACTTTCTTTAACAGAAAAAGCAGTAGTATTGGTACGTATAACCGGGTTATTAACACCTTTAATTGAAGTATATTCAGGTACTCTAACTGTAACTGTTAAATCGAAATCACTAACAATTTCTATTTGTGAATAAGTTTCTAATGAAGTTATTAATTCTTCTTGTGATGAAACCTGTACTGGTGTAGTTGTTGACTCTTCTATAGAAGATCGGTCTCGAAATACTGGTACGTTAACTTTAGTTTCAGTTGATGTAGCTGGGATATAATCTGTATCACCTTCACTACCTCTATCACTATCCCCCAGCCTTGAAATTCTCGGCGCCGGTGTTGGCGTGGGTGTAATAGGCGTGGGAGCAGGTGTTGCAGGCCCCGTGGTAGTTGTTGCAGGCGCCGCGGCAGTTGTGATAGGTGCTGGTGTGGTGGTAGGTCCAGGGGTTGTTATGGATCGTCCTGTAACTATAGTAGTATAGTTTTGATCTCTTAACTGAATCACTATATCCATATTACCGGAATTATCTGTAGGATCCGCAACAACCGTCAACTCTTCGTTTATCTCTACAATTGATTCGTTATTATCGTTTACAGAAACCCCGGCTTGGCCGGACGTAAAATTTATAGGATCACCATACTCGTCTCTTGCACCGTTTTGATCATATACAAAATATGTTAGTTGTTCTGAGAACGGTTTATCTAAAACAATATTTTCTACCGTTACCTTTCCATCAGTGTTTTCATAAGAATCCTCAACCCCGCCAGAGCCTATAACAGGGTAAGTTGAAGATATATTAACATTAGATATGTTAATATTATTAAAATTTACTGCCGGAGCAGCCGTCGTGACTGGAGGTAATGTCGTGGGTATAACTCCCGGTGGTGGGGTTGCTATGGGGACTGGTGTAGTAGTAGGCATTTCTAAGTTGTTATGTTAGCAACAGTATCGTATGATGTATTAGGATTAACTGAGAGACTGGGCGTAACAACGGTTTCAGTAGTTACTGTATCGCCTTCATACCCTTCTATGTTAAAGTTCCTTAAGTAAAATTGTTTTACGCTTAAAGCGTCGGTAAGAGTAAGCCGTGCGGAAATAGGCGTACTAAAAGCAAATCCGCAATATACGTTTTCTAAGTTGGTTAATCGAGCTGCTCTATATCCCAGTTCTATTGTGGTTAGAAGAGTATATGTTGTTGTGTCTGCCTCTCTATAATCTATATGTAGCTTCTCACCTAAGTTAACGTATCGAAACCTTAATGTCCGATATGTATCGGTTGAAAGATTAGTAAAGGTACTAGAAAAATCTGATAACGGGGCATTACCTCTAAGATTATGCACATAGTCTCTAACTACCATAGCGTTTCTATGTGTTTGATTGTAGCCAACCCCCGGTCTATCGTCTCTCCCAGTTAATGCGTATAACCCGGTAGAATCAAAAGCAACCTTAACTAGCATTCCACTTAAAATACCGCTCTCTAATAAAATTGATGAGTCACTCTCTGTTTTTAACACTTCTGGCACCTCTGTATATAGAGCATGGGCAGATAAGATATATTCTGGATCTTGATCGCCTAGATATTGACCCGGTAAACAACATAAAGGGTATGCAAGGTTTGTTAAAAACGTAGCGAAACCTACTTCGTAAGTATTAAGAGGAGCTGAAATACCCCAACTAGGTAATTTATACTCAAACGACCAAGTTATATCATAGTTCGAATTAAAGGATTTTTTAGCTGCAATTAATGTATAATATCTAGAACCCGTTGGTAATTTTATATCTGTTGGAAAGGCCATCTATTATATATTTAATTACTCATTCCTTTATGAAAGTACAGGTCAAAGAATTTGTTGCTTTGAGTCGCGTTTTAAATACCAACACATAGCCGATTTTTTGAAGTTCACTCCAAATTACATTAAAATATTCTTGGTTGATGTTAACAAGAACGCTATCAGAGCGATCATCATATATAACATAATCAGAAAACTCTTCGCACAGTGCGCTCGCCCTGCAACAACTTATATTCATATAAGTATTTAGTCTTCAAATACTTTCAAAATTTTTTCAATTTTTTCTATTAATATGGTATTATCAGCGAGGTATTGTCCCTGAGTTGTATTAAATACCGTGCATTCAGTGAGAATTGATTTTAACGATACAAAATCTTCGTAGTCTAGGCCTTCAACTATAACTTCTTCCATATTTTAGTTATATATAAAAAATATAAAAGCAACTACGACCACTCGATCATCACTATTCCGTTACTTGGCAGGCCACCACCTTGGGGTGTTCGACCTCTATCCGCGCTAGCACCACCACCCGGAGCTGGTGCATTCCCCCAGAATCCCGCTACACCTGTTGACTCCTCATCGTCGTTATTAGTAGTATCGAGCCATCCGCTAGCACCCCTAACGACGTAACCACCTAATACATACGCATTTTCCGCTACAATCCCAGTCGGAGCCGGCTTTGGAGGATTGTTGAATCCACCACGTTGATAGTTATCATCATATAAACCACCATCAGCTCTTAGAAGCGTCGTCGCGCCATCAGGAGTGTATATAGCAGAAAAGTCTCCATCAACTGGTGCATCAGCAGCTGCGGGGCCTGTTGCGCACTTAATCTTAAATACTGTTCCTGGAGCTGCAGATAAGTTACCTATAGCGGTTGCTGCAGCTCCACCCGGGCTGTTTCCACCTCTCGCACCAGCTCCTGTCACGTGACATTTAACATAATGTATACCAGCAGGCATTGTAAATGTGTGTGTGTCTAATCCATCATCAAAAACCTTTATCCCAGGCGCCGGTCTTTCTATAAGAACGTCCCCGCTTAATGGATTAAAGGTTGTTCCTGTTTTATCTACAGTATTTACAAAAGCGGAAAGATTCTTCTGAACTGTAAGCGTAGGATTAGTTGTACCGCCTATTGACTTGATCATGTAATGCATACCAGTCGCTGATAGGACGGGACTCGTTGCCATGGCTGCAGTTGTTACACCCACTAAGGTACTATTTGCTGGGTTAGGAGAGCCGTAAACAACCTTATTATTTAAACTCGGTACCCTAAAATAGTCAGTAGTTGTCTCACCACCGGTATTATATGCCGTACCGATAGCGGCAGATAGATCAGGATAAGCTGTACTAATATATTCTGAACCATCACAACTTAGCCAACCATAAGGTACCTCCGCAGCCGCCGAAGCAAAAGGTACTATAGTCGCGACAGGGATAAGAGACGCAGTAGTCGGTGCAACGGTAGATTCTACTATGTTCGGTATAGACCAAGATAACAACCCATCAGCGTTTGATCCTAGGTACGTAGCATTTTGAGGCCCGGTAGGAGGGAAATCATAATTAATTGCGTTTATCTTTAATTTAGATGGAAGTGAAAGGTAGTTAGTAGCGCTTGTTGTTCTTTGAGTAATCTTATCAATATTAACTGTACCGCTAAGCGCTACTCTATTTGAACCATCTAGTTCTAGAGAGCTTCCTAAAGCATCCGGATCGAAGTTGCCGGCAGATAACGTTCCAACAGTAATTAAATTTTGAGAGTCAATTACTATAGTACCGTCCCCAGCACTGATTTGGTTAGCAACAGTTAACCAATCAGTCTCTACAGCTCCAGTCCCGGCTATACATATTTTTAAACTATGTGTATCAGTTTCATATGCATAATCACCGGTAACTACAGGAGCCAGAGAAGTTAAATCTGCAGCTCTACCTTTATATCTGTTACCAGCTACTATACCTCCT